AGAACCAAACATTAACATTGTAAGTTATTTCTACTGGAACTGGGGCTAAACTTAATATACGAATCGCTCTATTTTTTACAGGGTCATACTTAGTTTCATGTATTAATAAGGTTTTGTACCTAGATCTAGCACTATCTAAGGCTGATTTTTCTTGCGATACAGAAACTATGGGTAATATAATATTATTCTCTTGTTGTATTTTTGCTATGGCTCTTTCTGGATTTGCATAAATACATTTAACATTAACTATATTATTTTCATCATTGATGCAAACCAAGTCAGAGAAAAAGTTAATTATAGATCTTAATAATTCTTTGTATATTCCTGATATGGTCGATTCTTTTTTTGTTATTTTTAGTATCTCATTTCTAATATAAGATTCTCTAGTTAAATAACTATCACTTCTACTACTTAAAGAACCTATCTCAGTTTGTCCAAGTATAGATTCATTGCGTAAAATAATTTCAATTCCTGAAGTACTCATTCGTGGCTGTAACCTCCTAATGGATCAGAAATTTTATTTAAAGGTGTATCAACTGTTTCAGTATTATCCCTTAGTAATTTAGCATTACAAACTAAGTGATAAACTCCATAAGCCTCAAAAGAATCTTCAACTACTTGGAAGATTTGATACTTTTGATTTTGGAACAAGGGTTTAATTACATCTCCGGGAATTACTGATCTACCTAATTTTCTTTCAATATAAGATTTATTAAAAGTAAATATTTGATTACTGTTTAATTCTACACCAAAATTAGTTAAATTTTCATTAAGTGCTTCTGGTTCGTAATGGCCGTGAACTAGTATTGGAATCTTTGACAATGGTTTATTTCTGGATTCCATATAAACAGGATCAAAATCAACTGATTGATTATACTTGTAGAAGTGCATTTTACTTCCACCTAATTTGATTAATTCATCATCTACTAAATTAAATAAGTTGGTATCTGGATTGTTTTGATCAAATAAACTTAACTCCGATTCTTCCGAGTCTATATCTGGAAGTTCTGGGAGTTTAGTAGTAATTTTAAAATTATCTTTTTTATTTGTCATTTATTAACAATTCCACTTTCTTAATGCTTTATTTATTCTGCTGTTAGGATCGTTAGCAGTTTTACTAGAAGTTAATCTTTTTTTCATTCCACCCATTCGAGCACAGAATGATTTCCTTCTCTTGGCAGACTTAGAACCTTTTTTTAATTTTGAAGGTTTTGTTGTCACAGCCATAGAAAGTTTTGATCCCGGATTAGCAGCACGGTAGGAAGCTATTCCTTTTTTATTTAATCCACCCTCTGGATTTTTTCCTTCGCTTCTTTGCCAAGCAGGTGTACCTTCTATTAACTGCATAAAAAAGTTAGAATATATTTCAATTGAGTCATTCATTTTCTTTTTTCCCTTTGCAAAAGTTGCTACATTTGTTGGTTTAGGACCTGTATTCCCCGCTGCTCTTTTTCTTTTTACTGCTGATTTTCTTTGACCTTTAGACATGGAATGTGCTTTTGCTAAAGGCACGCATTTAGGATACCCTTTACGCTTCTCCCCCTCTTGCCTTCCGCATGGCTTGAACCCGCCACCTTTTTTTGGTGCTCCAATGTCAACCCATTTTTCAGCAACCCATTTTCTCAAGTCTTCATTTATATTCATTTTTTCTTACCCCCGGGTTTAACCTTCCCCGAGCAAACTGCTGAAGCGTACATGTTTGCGTATGCAGAAGGGTAAACATCAAACTTGCGTTTAGCAGCAGCCTTACCTTTAGCACAAAGTTTTTCTATTAGTTGAGTTCCGTAATATTCTGTTGATGAATCTTGTCTAGATTTCTTTTTTCCAAAAGGACCTTTAGGACCTAAAACAGGCCCACCTTCTTTTGGGGAGCGACTCGTTATTGGAGGTTTTGGTCTGGGCAAATCTTTTGGTTTTGGTTTTTCACCTTTTGGACCCATCGCAGCTTTTCTTACTTCTTTCCAAAATGGACTTACTTCATTTTCCTCATTTAGCAACTTCCCTGCTAACTCAACTGATTCTCTGGCTTTAGATAAAGCTATTGCTACAGCTTGCTTCTGAGCTTTCTTAGAGCTTGCAGGTTTGCTTGTACCAATAGTTCCTTTCTTCTTATATTTTTTCATCATCTCTTTGATGTTACTACTAACTACTTTTTTACTTGATCCTGATTTTAAAGGCATATATCACCATACTGTAAATGTTGGGGGTTCTTCGAATTCGCTACGAAGTTCTTCTTCCAAAGTTTGTTTTTCTTGTTGGCTTGCTTGTAACAAAGCAGTACCATTCAAATTAGCTCCTCCACCGGGAGATGGAATTGAGTTATACTTTCCTCTTATTTCCCCAAGTATACCTTTGGCTATTGCTAATGCATATTTTTGTATCCAATTTCTATACGCAGGGTGTATTGTGTTTGTATCAATTGCTCTAAACTCTAAAATAACTTTTTCTCCATTTATTACTGGAGCAGGATATATTTGCAATAGATTACCGTTTATTAAATCAAATGCACCTTCTTGACCTAAAACTTTTTTTGCTAGTTCTAAGTGTGATTGCATCAAATAAAAATCTCCGATTCTAAAATCACCATAAATAAAATTATCTTGGAAATATTTTATAAAAAAATCAAATTCCAAATCATGTGTTGCTTGTTGTAGTGTTAGTAATGTTTTTCTATGAACAACATAAGTTAGATTATGTGCTATGTGTGGAGGAAGGATGTATTGATTTATTCCAGCAGATGCCTCAAATGCTGCAAACTGCCTGTTCCAAAAAGGTGCATGGTAAGAAAACTTATTTATAGATTCTTCTATGGAACTTTTTAATTGAAAAGAACTTAACTCTACTCTTACAACAGGATGCCCTAATCTAGCTAAGATGTAATCTCTTATAGATAATTCAAATCTATTAAATTCAACACCATCTTGTAGAAGTCCTGTATTAAGTTCTTCAGTTTTTATTTCGCCATTGGTTATAGTATCTGTTAGTAACCTACCTCCATAGGTTCCAAAAGAATCACCGTAACCCAATATCTTTGGCTTGGCTATCACTGGTGTTGACATCTTCTACAACTCTTTTCTTTTTTAAGTCTATGTTTATTTTAGGCTCTAAAATTAATTCTATAAAAGGTGAATCCACTTGATGAGAAGCTTCAAAAAATTCTCCCGGTCTAATTTCAACTATTTTATTATTTATACTTAATAATTGATTCCATTTACATTTAGATCTATATTTAAACATAAAACTCCCTAATATATATAGGTAAGAAAAAAGAGGCAAGGAGTTTTATTTCCTTGCCTCTTTTAATTTAGTTATTTAAATCAGAGAGCATTACCCCACTTCTTAGTTACCGCAACGAAGGGGTAAGTAAGGAAGTTGAGTGAGGGGCCTACGATTCTAATTACACGGTAGAATCTTGTGTTAGGCTCGATAGCAACCTTACCATAACGGGTGAGGATACCCTTTCTTGGTTGGAAGCTATCAGGATCAGTTACTGTTGGCAACTGTTGTAGTGGGATGTAAGGAGCATAGATGTAACCAGCATCCATGGCGTTTGAACCCTTATAACCAACCATTATCTCGTCATCTGGGAACATTGGATCTACATAGAGATCGTAACGACCCATGAACTTGCCTCTAAATTGAATTGAGTTATTGGTGATATTGGTAGGACCATCTTCTCTAGCAATTCCACCTTCCAACTTAGCAGCACTCTCAAGTAATGATGCAACAACAGGTGAAGTTAGCAACCAGCTACCGGGACCACGCATTGTAGTCTTGTAGATATCTTGAGCAGCAAAGTTAATTACTGCCAAGAGGTTTGCATAAACTTCTCCGAGGTGACGGGGATTAAGTGTGCCAGTGAAAGCACCAAAGTCTACTACAAAAACATTTCTGTTGCTTGGTAATGCACCAAACTGATTAGCTGTGGCCGTAGCATTCAATACAGGGAAATCATATGTAAACTGTCCGGGAACAAAAGTTCCTGTTGCACCAGTATCTTTGTTAGCAAGACCATCAAAAGTACCAAAGTTTAGATAGCTGCTATCCATATTTTGTAATGAAACACCACCTAGTCCAGAAGTTGCATCATTACGGTTAAATCCATAAGCAATCATACGCAAATCTTCGATTAGCTCACGGTCTATTTCCAACTGTAGTTCTTTTGAAAGAAGATCAGTTAATTCTCTTTCAAGATCTAGGTTGTGGTAAGCCTTGAGGTCTTGTGATGCTTCAAGAGTCCACAATGCACGCATCTTACGAGTACGAGCAATGACAGCCTCTTGTTCAATGTGCATGGTTAGTTCAGGAATACCTGTACCATTTAGACGCTCACCTGCACTCATTACCCATCCGTAAGTTGCGGATGCATTTGGGAATGCAGCAATCTTGCCGCCCATTGTGCCTGAAGGAGCACCATTACCATAAATTGCTGAAAGTGAGTTTGTTTGTAACACATTTGATAGGTCGAAACCAGTTACAGCAACATCACCATCAAGGCCAGTGCCTGTTCCAGCAGTTGATCCTGTATAGAATGTACCAGCATCTGTACCAGAAGCTGAACCGATTGGGTTTGAGGTCAAACCACGGTAGGTCATGTTAAACTTGCTGTAAACAGTCTGAGCTTCATTTGTACCATACTTACGGCTGTGACCTAAGTAGAATACTTGGCTGACTGGAGCTTGCATTGGCTGAACGCCCACGAAGTTCTTAGCAATCAGCTCAGGGAACACTCTTCTTACGAGTGGGAAAGCAAACTTAGCGAAGGTTCCTAGGTGACCAGTTGTGGTGGCTCCTGTTGAAATTTCTTCACGAAGTTTATCTTCTACTATAGCTTTAGCTTGATTTTCTAGAAGTTGGGCTGTTACTCTACGGTCGTAGTCGTTATTAATGCCTTCAAGTACAGGCCCCCACTTCTGCGTTAATTTTTCATCATGAATATACATTGAGTCCATTTTTTAAATCCTAATCAACGAGAAAAAGGCATTAATTTCATAGCCTCTGGGGATAAGAACGGGTTACCTACCTGTTCTCTAATAGAGACTGGTTTTTCTGATTCAGAAATAATTACAGCCTTCTCAGAAGAAACAAATTCTTCATCTCTAGAGGCTTCTAAATTTCTCACATTTTCAACCAATCTCATTCTGTCCTTTTCAAGCTTTCTCGTCTTTTGCTCGGAAAGGTTTACTTTGCTAGATAGAACTTTAATTGTATTTTGTAATTTTTCATTCTCTAGAACTAGCTTGTTAATTTGCTCAGATAGAACATCAACTTCCTCTTGTAGTTCGGAGGATTGCTCTTTTATCTCATTAACAACGCTCTTTTCATCTTCTTCAGAAAGTTCTAGAGTCATCAAAGTTCTAACGGATTCAAATAGTTTTGCGTTTCTGAAAACTTCGTTTTCTTCTGCTAACTCAGTAATAGCTTGTTCCTTTAATTGATCTATTTTTGTTCTTAAGAAAGCATTAACTTTTGCTTCTAATAAACTAATTTTAGATTCAACTTGTTCATTTATTACTGAATCAACTAGGGTAAATATTTTTTCTACTGTGGATTCATCTAATCCTTCAGGTAAAATCTCTGCTATATTTGTTAACTTTTTATCCATGGAAAATGCTCCTAGCTTTAAATAGATACTATCTATGTTATAATTTTTTAATTTTTTTTAAAAAATGTATTAGTTAGTATTAACTCCGGTTTAATAAATACTTTTCAAATTTTAAAGTCTTCTTTTTAGACGGTTAACTAAGTTATTAAAGGCCCCACTTTCTGCTATTAATTTTCCTATACCTATGTAAGCCTTAGATGAAGTTTCCATTTTTGCCTTCATTGCAGCTTCTTTTTCGGCTTTCATGCGTGCGCGGTCTGCCTTCAATATGACAGCCAATTCATCTCTTGTACCTTGATCCTCTAATCCTGCCTGTCTAGATGACAACCCTCTTCCCATTCCTGCTAATCCAGATGCTATTCGGGTTGCCTTAGCATCCATAGCATCTCTAGAGGCTCCTTTTATTTTTGGATTTTTTAACTTCCTGTTATAAGAGGCTCCTCTAGCGGCTCTAATCGTTGCTAACGCCCCCCCTAAAGTTCTTTGATTTCCACCCTTGTCAAAAGTTTCTTTAGGTGTTGGGGGTGCTTCTGGGGTAGGTGTTGGGGGTGCTTCTGGGGTAGGTGTTGGGGTAGGACGGGGAGTATCAAATATAGGTTTTCCTGCATATCCAGCGTCAAAACCTTTTTTAGCTGCACCATAAATACCTCCTAGACTCTGCCCTATTTTACCAAATAATCCGGGTTTTTTAGGTGCTACTGCTGTGGCTGCTGGTGCTGCTGCTGGTGCTCCAGCAGGAGGGTCTGCAAAAAATGCTTGCCCTGCACGCTTGACTCTACCTTTTAAGCTTTCAAAAGCTTCATCAATATTCTCATTTTCTTCACTTAATTTTTTTTTTAAAAAAGCTAACTTTTGCATCTTTTTTAGATTTGTTTTAGCTTGCTTCTTGCCCTTACCTTTAATAGATTTTTTACCTTTTCTCTTTCTTAGCATAGCTAAATCAGAACCTTCAATTTGACCATCACGATCAACATCTAAGTTTTTTTGTTTACCAATCAGTTTTGCTTCATTATATTGTGAGTAAGCTTCATCAAATCTTGCTTTAAGAATCTTTACTAAATTAGATTCTTTTTCTAACTTTTGTTTAGATTCATTTATAAACTTAGATTTCTTTGATTCAGTTAATTCTGGATAGGCTCCTCGTGTTGAAGGGTCAGCAACCAAATCAAATGTAATTAAATTAAAGTCTTCATTGACTATCTTCTTACCTTCTGAGTTTTCTGATAAAGTCCCCATTCCTCTCGATGATATACCTATTTTTACACCACCATTAATTAAGGCTCTAGCAGTAAGACCAGCAGGAGTATTTAAAATTTCTGCTTCTCCAATAACCTCATTACCCTTCATTTCTAGCTTGGTTATTAGGTGTGATGCATTAGATAACTTAACAGTATCATTAGTAGGGTGGTCTAATTCTCCACAAAGTCTTCTGCCTTCAATCAAAGGTTGAAGTTTATCTAGTTGTTTATTTAAAACATTTTGGGGATAAATTCTACCATTGCTATTAGATTCTTCAGCCCTTTGGAATACCCCACGAACGCGCATGGTCTTCCCTTCAGAACCTTCGTTTATTATTTGTAATCTCTCAATTAAAAATACATCAGTTAATAGCATATTATTTTACTCCGAATTTCTTTTTCAAACTTCTACTTCCATATTTAGAAGCTAATTTTTTATTTCCTTCACCATATCTTAATTTTGTTCGTACAGAATGTTTTTTTATTGAATTAAAACTAGAATCAGGTGTGGAACTTCCGGGACTAAACCCTTTTGCGATTTTACCTCGACCACTCTTAGCACCCCATTTTCCCTTAGATACTACATATAATCTATTTGCAGCTTTAGTACTAAAAATGTCTCCATAATTAGCTTGGTCTAAAGCTTGTTTTATACTCCCATAAGTAGTAACTCTAGCTTTTGTTGGTAAGTGTTTTTCTTTTTTAGTACCTTCCCTAGATGTATAATAAGATCTACCCGCCTCTGATCCACGGGCTTCAAATATCATTTTTATTTCATCTAGAATTTCAACTAAATTCATTTCTTACCTTTAAATTTCTTTAATTTTTGAGCAAAAATTAAAACAGCATCTGAAGATTTTTTATTTCTTCCAGATGGCTCTGCTACTTTAGGTCCACTCATTGAACATCCACAACATCCACCAGTAGTCATTTCAAGAAGTTGTTTAACATCTTCTAATAAAGTAATTAATTTATCTGCTTTTTCTTCAGTTATTAAATTTACTTGTTGTTTGTTTTCTACTATGCTTTGTTTAGGTTTAATATCTGGTTTTTTTGTTTGTATTTTTTTTCCTAATACTTGGGACATAAACTCTTCTGGAACTACCGTTTCAGAAATATCGAGTTGCTTTTCAACTTCAGGAGTTTTAGTTACAAACTTTTTAGCTTTTTGCGGAGTAGTCATTTCATTCATTATCAACTGCTCCGCAAAAGAACCTATGCTAAATCCAGATTGTTTTAAAGTAGTCATAGAATAATCTAAAAATTTATATAGCAGCCAAGTTTTTTATACTTGACTGCTTAAAAATCAGCAAGACTTCTTGCCCTTCATAGGCATTTTCATTTTGCCTTTTGCAGGCTTCTTAGACATCTTAGCTTTTTTTCCGGCTGGGGTAGAGAAT